ACACCATCTGATACAACTAATACAGAATTACTTTACTACGCTAAGACTACAGGTCTAAGTGCTAGTAATACAACAAATTGGCTTTTGTCAGAAGCGCCTGATGTGTACCTTTATGGTGCATTGTTACATTCAGCACCGTATTTGGCAGAGGACGAGAGAATTGGGGTATGGAGTCAAATGTACTCAGCATCGGTCATGAATCTAAACAATTCATCCGAGAACTCAAGAATGAGCGGTTCAGGTTTAACATTGAAAATTAGGGGAATGGGTTGATTACACAGGGTGAAATAAAGTCTTTGTTTGATTACCATCCCGAACATGGTGAGTTTATCCGTAAAACTACGGTTAGTCACAATGCAAAGAAAGGTGATGTTGCAGGTTATGTGGCTAAGAATGGTTACAGATATTTGAGCATCAAAAACAAGAAACATTTGGCGCATCGTCTCGCTTGGTTATATGAACACGGCACAATGCCTAAAATGAATATTGACCATAAAGACGGTAACAAGTTAAACAATAGTATTGATAATTTACGTGAGTGCAATCAGTCACAGAACATAGCCAACTCTAAAGCAAGGGGTGGTTTGGTCGGAAAAAAAGGCGTGACGCTACAATCAGGTAAATTTAGAGCGAGAATTAAAGTAGATGGGAAAAGTAAACATCTCGGATACTTTAACACGGTAGAAGAAGCACACAACGCTTATTGTGAAGCATCAACTATCTTTTTTGGTAAATTCCATAACACAGGAGAAATATAATGTCATTTTCAAATTATTTGGAGACAGAAATATTAGACCATGTATTTGGTGGAGCGGCTTACACAGCACCTGCTACTTTATACTTGGCTTTATATACAGCAGCACCTGGTGAGACAGGCGGTGGTACAGAGGTATCAACTTCAGGTACAGCATACGCTCGTCAAACAGTTGCATTTACAACAACAGGCAACACTACGTCAAATACTGCAGCAGTTGAATATCCAACAGCGACAGCATCATTTGGTACTGTAACTCACGTGGGTGTATTTGATGCGGCTACAGCAGGTAACTTGATGGCTTACGCGTCATTATCATCGTCAAAGACTATTGATACAGGTGATGTATTCCGTGTTCCTGCGGCAGATTTAGATATTACGCTAGACTAATAGGTAATACCAATGGGTACTTTCGCTTATGGCGGTAGTTATTATGGTTTAAGGGCTTATGACCAAACCACGGGTGCTGTATTAGACGCATCTGCTACAGTAACAGCCTCAGCATCTATTGCAGGTGTTAATTGGATTGTTAATATAGGTAGTGGTCCTATAAGTACGTCTGCAACCTCAAGTTCATCTTGTTCAGGTGAGGTAGTTATCATCGAAGAGAGTGATACATTCTCTTATGGTTTAGGCGCATACGGACAAAACGCATATACCCAAGGCGACTTACAAATTGTTGCTAGTGCCACATCTTCTGCTACTGCGTCTTGTATCAAGATTCAGACAGGAAGTGCTACAGTTAATGCAACAAGTAGTACATCTTGTAATGCAAGAAGAGTGCCTGAAGGCTCAGCACTTGTTAATGGCACATCGGTTACATCGGTTAATAGTACGGCAAATGGCTCTAGGATTAGAGAGTCAAGTGCTACATCAAGCACAACAGCCACCAACTCGATAAGTTCTACACGAGTAAGAGAAGGCTATGCGAATCCTTCGGCTAGTGCCACAATATCTGCAAATAGTGTATTTGTTGTAAGTGGAAGCGCAACTATTACACCTTCTGCAAGTATCGCAGCAGTATGTAATAGAGTAAGATTCGGTTCAGGAACACCAACAGCAAATGCAACAATCGCAGTATTAGGATTTGCAACACGAGGGGGAATAGCGTCTCTCACCGCAACCTCAGCATCAACATCAGATTCGGAAAAGATTTGGCAAGGAAGTGCCACGTCTACCCCAGTTGCTACAATTACAGCAACGTGCAATAGAGTACAACATTCAGGCTCTGCGATTAGTTCTACATCAGGAACAGCAACAATAGGTAGAGAGAAATGGGAAGTTATTTCTAAAACTTCAACAACTTGGACAACGATAGCAGCATGAGTTTAATACCATTACAATTAGAACCGGGCATATATAGAAACGGTACAGATTTTGAATCATCTAATAGGTGGCGTGATGCTAACTTAGTTCGTTGGCATGATGGCTCAATGCGTCCTATTGGCGGTTGGACATCAAGAAAAGCATCAGCATTTGCATCAGCACCAAGAGCAATGATAGGATGGGTAGATAACTCATCAGGCAGTAACTTGGTAGCAGGCACATACAATAAACTGTATTACTCAAGTGCCTCATCAACAATAAGCGATATTACACCTACAGGATTAACAGTAGGTAATTTAAACGCAACACAGAATTTAGGATATGGTGGTGGATTCTATGGTGCTACTAACTATGGTAGAGCGCCAACATCATCAGGCGTATATGATGAAGCAACAACATGGGCATTAGATACATGGGGTGAATACTTACTTGCTTGTTCATCAGAAGATGGCAAGATATACGAGTGGCAGTTAAACCCTGCGGTACTACCAACAGCATTAACTAACGCACCTGTGAGTAATAACTCTATGGTGGTTACAGAAGAAAGATTTGTATTTGCACTAGGAGCAGGTGGCAATCCACGTAAAGTCCAATGGTGCGATAGAGAAAACAATACATCATGGACACCATCAGCCACAAACGAGGCAGGTGATTTTGAACTACAGACACAAGGTCAGATTATGTGTGGTGTACGTATGAGAGGTAGAACTCTTATCCTTACTGACCAAGATGCTCATATTGCAACTTATTCAGGTCCACCTTTCGTATATGGATTTGAACGTGTAGGTACTGCTTGTGGTATTTCATCACGTAAAGTATTAGTAGCAATTGATGAAGGCGCTTTTTGGATGAACTCTAAAGGTTTCTATACATTCGATGGTTCAGTAGCAACAGAGATTAAATGTGACGTACTTGATTATGTGTTTGGTGATATAAACCAAAGTCAAATAACAAAGACATACGCTGTACATAACTCACAACACGGTGAAGTATGGTGGTTCTATCCGTCTGAAGGCTCTAACGAGAATGATAGGTACGTAGCATTAGACTACAAAGAAGGTCATTGGACAGTAGGAACACTAGACAGAACAGCAGGTATTGATAAAGGCGTATTTGCTAACCCTATTTGGTGTGACGATAGTGGAAATCTATTTAATCACGAAACAGGCTATACACACGGCTCAACTAAACCTTTCGCAGAGTCAGGTCCTATTAGTTTAGGTAACGGTGATACAGTAATGAAAGTATCCAACCTTATTCCTGATGAGAAAACACAAGGCGAGGTTAAAGTATCGTTCAAAACAAGATTCTATCCTAACGCATCAGAAACAACACACGGACCATATACATTAAGCAATCCTACAGATGTACGATTTACAGGTCGTCAAGTAAGATTAAAAGTAGAAGGTGTAGGTAATGATGATTGGCGTTCGGGTGTAATGCGTATTGAAGCAAGGTCAGGTGGGCGCAGATGACGGGATTATTAGATTGGTGGGAAAAAGGTAAATTGCCTAATGAACACAAAATACCTTGGAAAGATTTAATTAAAGACGACCTTAGTAAGATTACTAAGACAGACGAAGCCTTCAGAAGATACGGGCAACAAGGTATGAAGGGTTGGAGACCACATAGGGCATTTACACCTCAAATGCTTAAAACAGCACCAACACCATTAGTTAGGCAAGTAGTAGGCAGAGGGTCTTTACCTGTAGGTGTAGGCTTATTATCCTATGATTTAACTGATAGTTTGATAGACACAGAGTTTGCTGATAAATATGGGTTTGGAAGGGAAGATTTTGAGGATTATGGCGAATGGCTATATCATTATTTAAACGACTAGGCAGTATATGAGCGTATCAACACCACCACCACCTTTAGGAACTAATTGGAAAGCGTGGGCTGAGAGATTAGTATCGTATTTAGGTAGGGAAAAAGATACATTAAGACATCTTACATCAGGTGATTCAGCATCAGAAGATGGAATTATGATGTGGGATAGAACAAACCAATGTCCTGTAGTGTCAAAGAATGGCGCTTGGGTTAAAGTGAAGTTAGACCCATGAATGTAAAAGAAGACCTATTAAGGTGCAAAAAGTGGATTCAGTCTGCTTTAGACAAAGGTGGTGACACGCATTCTTTCATTGATGTAGTTGAAGGGGTTTTAAGTGGTCATATGCAGTTTTGGCAAGGAAAAGATGGTTGTGCTATTACTGAGATAGTGGTTTACCCAAACAAGAAAGTCTTGCACGTTTTCTTAGCAGGTGGTAAGTTAGAGCAAATTACCGATATGATGGATTCTGCTGTAGAATGGGGCAAGGCTCAAGGATGTGTTGGAATGACATTATCAGGTAGAAAAGGTTGGGTTAAAGTATTAAAAGACTACGGTTGGGAACAGCAACAAGTGGTTTTGGCAAAGGAATTTTAGATGAATATCGCTCAGGACTTATTAAAGGAATTGTTTGACTATAAAGATGGTCAATTAATAAGAAAGGTCAAGACATCGAATCGTGTTAATATCGGTGATGTTGTTGGCATATCTAATAAAAGTGGATATTTGACGTGTAATGTTAGTGGTAAGAAGCACTACATACATAGGTTGGTTTGGATGTGGCATAATGGCGACATTCCTGAAGGACTACAGATTGACCATATAAATGGCGAAAAAGATAACAACAATATTGAGAATTTAAGACTCGTAACAAGCCAAGAAAACTCTTTTAATAGGCTAAAGGCTAAAGGGTACACTAGGTGGGAGCGAGACAACAATTGGAAAGCACAAATACAGGTTAATCAGAAGATGATTAATCTTGGATATTATAAAACAGAGAGTGATGCTAGAAATGCTTATATAGAGGCGAAAAATCAGTATCATACAATACAAGCGCATTAGTAAAGGAGTTTTGATATGAGTGGTGGTGGAAAAGGCGGTAGTAGAACGCAAAAAACAGAAATCCCTAAGTGGATAGAAGAGCCTGCGAAGAGAAATATCGCACGAGCAGAGGACGTACAGAAGATTGGTTATATGCCATGGCAAGGTCCTGATGTTGCAGGATTTAACCCTACTCAACAAGCAGCAATGCAAGCAAATATCGGAGCGGCAGAAGCCTTTGGTATTGTTCCTCAAGGTCAAATTACACCTATGAGTGGTATGCCTCAACAACAAACATTTACAGGCGGTGTAACAGGATATTCAGCATCTCCTATGTACGAACAAGCACTCGCAGAACTTCAAGCAAAACAAGCGTCAGACGTACAGAAGTATAAGAATCTGTACAGTTAGGAGAACATTATGGCAGGACAAGCACAAGGTGGACAAGTACAAAATATTAATACTCTAGCCGCACAAGGAGTTAAAGGCGCAGGTTTAGGTACTGTAGCAGGTATGGGTTATCAACCTACACAAGTACAAGCAGGTCAACTGGCATCTACAAGTCTAAACCCTTACATGAATCAATACACCACAGATGTTATTAAAGCGTCTGAGGCTGATATTCTTAGAGGCGCACAACAAGGTTTAGGTCAATTAGGCGCACAAGCACAAGCGGCTAAATCATTTGGTGGCTCACGTCATGGTATTGCCATGGGTGAATTAGGACGTAATGTTGCTCAACAACTTGCTCAATCATCAGCAGGTCTAAGACATCAAGGTTTCCAACAAGCACAACAAGCAGCACAATCTGATATTCAGAGTAAGATGCAAGCAGACTTGGCTAACCAACAGATGGGATTAGCAGGCGCTCAACACAGATTAGGCGCATCATCTCAATTAGGTAATATTGCTAATTTAGGTTTTGGTATGGGTCAAACTGTACAGCAGAATCTTGCTCAACAAGGCGCTCAACAACAAGCAATGCAACAAGCACTTATTGAAGCGGCTAAACAAAGATTCCAAGGTTACACAGGTCATCCTGCTAGTACACTTGGTTATGCCTCTAGTGCGATTGGAGCATCACCTGTACCACAGAGTACAACATCATCGAGACAACCGGGATTGTTTGATTATCTAACATTAGCGGCGATGGCAAAATAAGGAAAGGTTATGGAAAATCTAGGACTTACACAAAGTAATTTTTTCGGCAAAGACCAAAGTCAACCGGGTAGTTTTTTAGATACTGTTTTGCAGTTTACTGTACCGGGCTATGGCATTCTGAGAAACCTTAAAGCCTTAGAAGATGATAAATACGCACCGGGCACTATAGTGGGTTTTGGTAAAGACATGGGTGGCTTGTTCGGTGGTGGAAGTACATCAGATAGTGGAATATTGGGCGGTTTTGGTTCTAGCGGATATGGTGGTTATACACAGACACCTGATTATGGTTATCACACATATAACTTCGGTGGTGAAGATGTCGGTATGGAAAGCCCTTGGACATCTTCAGACGAGAACTCTTATGCTAGTGAAATAGGTGTGTCTGACTATGGTGGTTGGTCATCACAAGATGAAAGTGATTACGCTGATGAAGTTGGCGTATCAGATTGGTAGGAGAATATTATGGGTTTATTAGATGGATTTAATTTTTTACAGGGTTCGTTTTTAGACCCAAGAAGTTGGGATGAGAAACAGAAGGTAGATTTATCTACACAGGCACAGATGCCTCCAATGATGAATATGTTTCAAGACCCTTTGGCTAATAGTAAGCCATTAACACCACATAATTTGGTAAATATGCCAACTGACGAATATACATTCCAACCACAGAATGTAGAAATGTCCAAGGTAGGTAGCGTAGCAGCAGGTCAAGTAAGCCCTGTACAACAGCCTAGTTTCATGGATAAAGTTGGTGATACAGCAAGTAGTATCGGCAAAGGTATTAGTGATTTTACTAACGATAGAGAGCGTATGTTACGTCTTGCTCAGGGTTTTAACTCTATGAGATTAGAGCCTGACCAAGGTCTTGCTACAGCAATTCAAGGTGA